TGAAAACTTAGCTTGGAGAACATCAAGTAGACCTGGTTTTACTTATGACGAATTACCTGATTGTGAAAAAGGGCCAAATGGCGGTAGAGTTATGTGGTTTCCACCATATGATATTAAATTTAGTGAATCTAGCTCACCCAACTGGAACCCGACTTCATTCATAGGACGGCCGGAGCCGATTTATACTTACAAAGATACTAGTAGGACAGGACAGTTGAGCTGGAAAATAATTGTAGATAGTCCTTCAGTAATCAATGCTATTATTGAAAAACAATTAAAAGGTCAAAGTAAGGATAAAGTTAATTCAATAATAGATTCATTCTTTGCGGGTTGTGTAAAATACGACATTTATGAGTTAGCTAAAAAATTCAATACAATACCGTCAAAGGATTTATATACGTACCAAGAAATAATTAATAATCCAAGATTAACACCTGAGGAATTAGCGGGAGTTAAAAGGGAAATACCAACTGAATATACTGAAGAAGTAACAACTGAGGTTGTTGATAACCAAGTACAACAAGTAACTGATGACCCATCTTTGGCTGCATTTAATTCAAAATATTTAGGATTTGCGTTTTATTTTGATAATGACGTGCCAGGACCAAAAGACAAAAACGTAAAAACAACTTCAGAAGATTATGGAAGTGCTTACAGTAGTTACATATCTCAAAAATCAACTTACAGTACAACTTCTTCAAACACATTTCCTGCCGATAGCAGTGAGAAAAATACAGATACATTTTTTGATAAAATCATAATTAACAATTTTAATTTAATTAACGACCAATTTATACGAGATGCGCTACAAATATTAGAAGGGGATTCGCCCAAGGGAACAATAAGTATTGATATGGTTGGGTCCGCTTCAGCAAGTGCAAGTGTGGCTTATAATGATGCTTTATCTGAAAGACGTATTGATTCGGTAAGAAAATACTTTATAAATAAAGGTTTGGGGACATATATCGACAACGGTACTTTTAAAATTAATTCAAGAGGGGCGGGTGAAACTATTACAATACCACAATATTCTTCAGAAGTAACTACAGGAACTACTACGGCATCAACTGAGGACGCAGGGACTGGAACTATGGGGTCAGTAGATTGCACTGTAGATGTAAAAGATAAAAATAATAAAGTTACTGATAACTCACAGACATATTCTGTTAGTGCCATGGCGTGTAGAAGGGTAAGAATTTCTAATATAAATGTAACACCTGTACAATTACCTCCACCACCGCCACCCGAAAAAAAATTAGTGAAAACTAACGAAACAAGAATATCGGCAACAACAGTAACCGAGTACCCACCACAACCACAACCAACAGTTGATATTGTTAAGAAATTAAAAGATGGTATCGGTAAAAAAATATTAAGACAATTATTTTCAGAATGTGATTATTTTGAAGTTATTAAGGAAAGTAATCCATTTATTTATGACTCAATACAAGAAAAAGTAAAATATTTTAATCCGGCGTTTCACTCGATGACACCTGAGGGTTTAAACTCTCGTTTAACATTTTTAAATCAATGTGTTAGACCTGGTGAAACTATACCTGTTATTGGTCCGGATGGTACACCAAAATATAATGACGCGGTTAATACATCTTTTGGTGCTCCCCCCATTCTTGTGTTAAGAATTGGCGACTTTTTCCACACTAAGATTGTACCAACAGGACTACAAATAGGATACGAGCCTTTGATTTTTGACCTAAATCCTGAAGGTATTGGGGTACAACCAATGTTGGCAAACATATCGTTATCATTCAATATAATTGGAGGACAAGGTATTGCTAAACCTGTTGAGCAATTACAAAACGCATTGTCATTTAATTACTATGGTAATACTGAAGTTTATGATGATAGAGCGGTATTCACCGAAGATACCTCGGCGCTTGATAAAACATTGGTACAAAGTGTATTGGATGGAGAACAACCAGCAACTCCTGCTCAGGTTGATAATCAACAACCAAATGATGGTGGTACCACAATTGGTACTATTATAACAAATATCCCTGTCACTAGTGGTCAAACAGGTGAGATTGGGTATAAGGATATTATGGATAAATTGTATGATGGTACTAAGGATTATTTTACAACAATAGTTAATCAACTCGAAAAAGTAGTTTTAACAAATAATTACGGTGTTTTAATGTTGTTAAATGATAGAAGAGAAAACAATCCTGAAAGTACTGAATTACCAACTAAAAACGGTAGCGACGATTTGAAAGTAATGATTTATGGTAATCCATCTAACTATGAGGGGTCCGTCCAAACTTTATTTGACAATAACCAAGACTATATTTTTGATGATTCAAATCCTATCATAAGTGAATTCCTTGCGGATTATGGGTCATCCTATGACCAAGAAACCACCATAGATTATTTGAAAGACAATTTAAGTACATATCTGAGAGGGGTTCAACCTGACTTCTCAAATACGATGTCTACAATAGTACAAGAAATAACAATTTATCAACAAAATTTTTATCAAACTGTTAGAAAAGTTAGTTTGGTCTCACAAGCGTTGGACGGTAAATTGTTGTCGGGAAATGTTCCGAGAGTTTATAATATAACAGGTACCGACCAAGTTTCAGCGGCGAGTACAAGTTCACCGGCAGATACTTTAGATGAGCTTAGAGATGATTTCAGAACTTTTATTGATGTGTTACCGGATTTTAACGAGTTAATAACCGTAACATATGCGATTGCTAACAACGCCTATTATGATGGAATATTCGAAACTGACTACGACAGTGTTTTATCTGATGATGACAAACCTTTCTTTATTATTATGGCAAGAATATTAGATGATAAATCTAAAAAAGAAGAATTTGAGAAGGCGCTCGTAAAAGGTATAGAAAATGATAATCAGTTAGTTAGAAGAGTTAATAGAGTTGTTGACAATGTAGCCGATAGATTTAGTAAAGAATTAAAGAATGAAGAAAAATACTTCAAAAAGTTTAAAAAGTCTTCAGAATACAACCCATACGTTGACGGTTTAGACGAATTACTTTATGTAAAAGGTAAATTAAGAAAGTGTGAATATGATACAACTCCTGATGCTAACGTTACCGCAAATGGGGAGAAAATTAAAGACTTATATTTAAATCCATTTAAATTTAAATAAAAATGGCAGGTAGACAATATTTTAATAGATATAATAATTTTGTAATTAACGGACAACAGACTGTTGTGCCTTATGTTAATCTACCTAGTAAATCTACGGACAAAAGATTTATTTATAAAATAGGTCAAACTAGGTTAGATAAAATTTCACAACAGTATTACGGAGCCCCATATTTTGGATGGTTAATCATGACTGCAAATCCAATTTACGGAGGACAAGAATGGAATATTGCGGACGGGTCTATATTGACAATTCCTTTTCCTTTAGTAGCTTCATTACAAGACTATAAAAACGCACTAGAAAATCACTTCTTCTACTATGGTAGGTAAACCCGAAAATATTTTTACTGACTTTGATTATAATAATATCACCATAGTTGACCCAAATAAAGTTGTTGACGAACAAGGTAAAGTTAAAGAAAGATACGTTAATCAAGAAGATTTAGTATTTTACGCTAATTTAGAGTGTAAAATGTTACCAAGAACTAAACTTGCTTTAGGTGTTGCTAATAATGATAGCATACAAACAGTTTCAATTGCGTCTATTAATTTCTTAAAACCTGGAGGTAAAACATTTTTAGATAATTCTTATACTGACGAAATCACAGGTAAAGATACTTTAAAGGGCGAGGGAGTTAATCAACCTAAAAAAAATTCAATATCTAATCCTAATAAAAGTGATGATTTTTATATAAGACAAACTATTTCTTCGGGGGGTAAACCTGGCTCTGTTGATAGTGGACTATTAGGTATTACAAATATATCAGTTAGATTAGACACATCATTCTTACCGGTAATTACAATTCAACTTGTGGATGTTAAAGGACGAGCAATGTTTGAATTAGGTAATAACTCACCATATGCCGCGTTTTTTAATCTACCATATCCGAAGTTTCAGTTAACTTTAAAAGGTTACTATGGCAAGGCGATAAGACTTGAGTTAATGCTTCAAAACTTCAATACTCGATATGATATGGGTACAAGTAATTTTGAAGTTTCTTTAGTTTTTTACACTTACAAATATACGATGTTATCAGAGATATCAATGGGTATGTTATTGGCAACACCTCATATGTTTAAATCTAGTGTACAAGTTAAGGCATTAGAGAGCGGTGCTTCTTCCACCTCACCAGTTAAACAAAGTTTTGCCGAAATAGGATATGAGAAAGTTAAAGAAATGTATTCGGAATACAAATCAAAGGGATTAATTTCTGATGATTTCCCTGAATTAACCATCATACAATTACAGAACAGATTAGAACTTTTTATAAAGAATGTTTTAGATAATTTTACTAAAGTAAATTTAAACCCATTAACTGATTTAGAAACATATCAAAAAACAATTAATGAATATATTGTTGATGTTTATAGTGCTCAAGGAAATGAATTTGGTTCTTGGTATAATAAGTACATGGATACTACCGCACCATATATTTTAAATAACCCTTTTAAAACAAAAATATATTCATTTAAATCAAATTTTAACGCCCAACAAAAACAAGAAGCGATAAGTCAATTAAAAGCTTTAATTGATAGTTATAATAAAAAATTAAAATCCAATAACACATTAGGTGAGAAAGGGTCGTATACCATTGACGGTACAACAAAACCATCATCAATTCCGGTAAAAATCACCTACGAAAAAACATTTGTCAGGACTTTCCAAAGTGAGCAAGACATTAATTTTGTTGAGACATTTAAGGCGATAAGTGGTAATACTGAGCCAACTGAAACACAAATATCTGAACTTAAATTAAGTTTTAGTAAAAGAAATTTGTTTAATGCTGCTGACACAACATTTAAAGACGGAGAAATTAAAACAGTTTATCAATATTTTGCTTTTGATAATAATACTAACGAGATAATAAACAATGTCTCAAACTTTTTAGACCCAACATTTTTTGGTGAAATTGCAGAAATACAAAAAAAATTAAAAGCATTCAAAATTCAAATAGAAGAAGATTTAACAAAGGCTTTATCAAATCTTTTACAAAACTCAAATAATGGAATTGGATTCGTACCAAATATTCGAAACGTACTAGCGGTAATTTTTGCTAATGGTGAAGCGTTTATAAGACTGATGGATGATACTCACAGAGAGGCTTGGAATCAGAGAGACCACCCTGACAGAAAGGGTTCTATTTTTAATAAGCAAGTTGAAAGTGCTTCCCAAGACGCATTAAATCCTGGTGTAAATAACGAAAACCCTGTTTATCCGTGGCCTCAATTTATCGTAGAAACCGCAGGTGAGACTGGTCAAGAAAAATATGAAATAAAATACCCTGGTGATAGTGATGTAATCCAACAAACAAAAGGATTTCAATATGATGTATGGCCTGAAATTGAATTCGAAGAAGAATTTATTAAAGGATATGTTGAAAGAACTTTACCTCCTCAGAATCAAACTACGAATTTTAATGAATTAACAGAGCCTAAGCGCATTTCTTTTAATGCGATTGAGTTTCCGGTTAATAATATAATTTTCTCAAACAAAGAAGAGGTTAAATTTTTCTTTGAAATTTATGAAAGAATACAATTTGTCTCAAATTACTCAAAATTATCTAGATGTAATAACTCAATCTCAGAGACGGATAAAATAGTTGATTTAATTGCGGATGCGGAGGCAACAAATCTCATTACTAGTTTAGGTCAAACTAATCCATTCTTAATGGATAAACTTAAGAATTACGCCTTTTCTTCCGCTAATTATTTACAAACACTTAGAGGATTTTCTAATGATGGTACAGGATTAAGTTGGCAGAATTATTTGAGAGGAATATATAACACTAGTTATATTAAAAATTTAATTTCTAATTCTGAATTTGAATTCATGGATTTGGGTACATTATTGGCACCAATATCAGAACCACTTGTCAGTTTAGAAAAAGAACAAGATATTATTGATTTTGTGACAGGAGAATCGGTATCTAACGTTTATGATGTGACAGACATATATCCTTTTAATAGTAATGCTTGGAGTAAACAAGGTTTGGCGAATGGCGAGTCAAATGCTGACGCAAAACAGGCGTTCTCAACAGGCAAAGTACTTTCGTTTAATACCACAAAAAAAGTAATAAGTAATTTTTTAGACGCAACAGGTACTGACCAAAAACGAATAGTTACCAATTTTATTTATAAAACAAATAAGGTGCCTAATGTAACTGAAGAAAATGTTAAAACTTTTTATGAGGGAAGAACACCCAAAAAACAGTTAGTAACAGAAGGTAATCTAAATTATTCAAATTACAGTGGTATTTTATTAAGTGCTCAAACAACTTCATTATTAAACACTCCATTTTTTGTAAATTCTATTTCAGAAGGAGTTGAAAAATTTAGAAAATTAGATAAACATCCATACAAAGTACCGGCTTACTTATTCTTAAATTCTCTACCATTACCAACACTTAGAGAAAAATATCAAACATTTGAAACAACGACAGATGAGGGTGTTTTTAGTAAACCCCTTAATTATATATTTGCATCGTTAAAAAAATTCGGAGCAGTCCATAGAGTACCGTATCCTTGGATTTTAAAAATAGGTTCGATATGGCACAGATATAAAGAATATGTTGAAAATGGTGTTGATATACTTGACACCTCATGGACTAATTTTAATTCATCTTTAAATTTTGACCCACCGAGTTCTGACCCAACAAGAAATTATGGTTTAATTTTAAACGGAGCCCCATTCGATATAGTTCTACAGAAAGATACTGTATTCGGAGCGGAGACATCATCATTAATTAATACAGGATTTTATCCAAAAATTATAAATGATTTTAATGTTTTTTATCAAGGATATAATATTATAGACACTAGTACTGAAATTGTAGGTTCTTGTAATGTTGCAGGTAATGTGTTAACGGTATTAACCGTTAACCACAATTCGTTAACCACAGGTTATATTTTACAGGGTAATGGATTAAATGGGGGAACTCAAATATTGGCACAAAATAATGGTATACCTGGTGGACCAGGTGAATATACGGTAAGTACAAATCAAAACGCGTCAAATATTAAGTTTACTGTTTCAAACGCTTCTAACGCTCCTTATAGTGACCAGTCAATTCAGGATGCGTTTTTAAAAGGATTAGATTTAAAATATTCAGAAGAATCTATTATAGATTTTACCGAAGGTTTTGATAATGCTAATCCGATGAGAGATTTAAGAATTATCAGTTGGAGTGTTCTTGTTGATAATAAAAATAGAACAAATCAGTTTATAATACCTTCACAGGGTTCGACTTATAATCAAACTAAGAATGAATGTTTTAAAGACGGTAAGATAGTTCGAGAGGTAAATGGTAATACCGCAATGTTTAATGGTTCGGTCAGAATGTTTTGGGCGGCACCACATTACGGATATTTTGATTTAGAGAATTTATTAAAACCATCACCTGAAGAATATTTAAAAACTATTTTTATAAACAAAGAAGAACAAAACCATTTCACACTTAACTCAACTTCAGTTTATACTAAAATTAGTGAGGTATTTTCAGTATTTGAAAAAGAAATATTAGATAAGTTTGAAGAAGAATTCTTAAATTTTTCGGTATGTAAATATGATTATGTTGACAGTGGTTTAATTAAACCAATGGCGATGACTAATGATTTTACTCAACAGTCAAACCAAACAATTGGTACTTCATCTGGTGAAACAGGTGGAACAGCGGTTACAACACAACAAACTAATTTAGAGTCTAATCTAACTACCAATTTTAAAAACTTCCAGTTACTTTTTACAGACATGATGACCGTACCTAAAATTACAGGTACGACAGGAGACCAAATAATAACATCGGTACAAAACAATCAAACTGCAACAATTGCCAATACTGTAACTAAGTTTTTAACTTTTGATGCCGCATTTAAATTTGGTAATCCATCAAATTACGATAAAAAGTTGTTCTATACTTTTACACCATCAGTAATTGAGGACCCCTATACTTGGGAGAGTTATAAGTCAAAAACACCGGATGCTTTACCAACAAACGGAGGTAATGTCACATTATCAGAATCTAAAGGTAATTATCCTGACGAATGGAAAACTTTAGAAACCTATATTGGATTTTCGGATATTTCAGGTGTTAATTATTCGGACAATGGTTCTTACATCGCCGATTTCTTTGTTGATTTTGATGTGGCATTTACTGTTAATAACATAAAAAATTTAGCGACAATAATAAAAATATATGTGTCGCAAAAATTACTACAGTTACAAGTAAATCCAACACCCCCAACTTTACCAGACACTCAAACAGGTAATGGTGATATTTTAGAAACGGTTACTTTAGTAGATGGTACTAAGATAATAATATATGGACCTATAGGACCAAGAAAATTCGCGGTGGCGATAAACTCAGAGAATTCTCAAATAGGTATAACGGATAAAGTTTCTAAAACTTCGGTAAATAATTCTGCACTTGTAGACGAATTGATATTTAATATCTATACCTCCCGAGGAGAGGAGGCCCCTGCAATATCTAATAGAGTTGTCGAACCTACACCACAGTTTCCAACAACACCAAATCCAACAGGTAAGTGGAGTAAAACTAAATTGTCAACACTACTAAATGAATATACAAGGTCAATTGATGACTTCCAAAATAAAATAATAGATAGTTTTTTCATTAAGATAAGAAAAAAGCTACCAGATATTAGTTTGAAATCTGAGGTTATTAATAGCTCGGCTTTAGAGGGTCCACAAAGTAAAATTGACTTATGGGAAACATTTAAAGCAATTAATGATAAATGGATTGCGGGTAATGATTTTAAACAAAAAACATTATTTGAAGACGTTCTTTTACTAGATAGGGCAAGTAGAAATATTGGGGAAGTTATTTTATGTGACATTTATAAATTAAGACATCGACTCACAAATATCGACCCGACTACAAATATGCTTAGTTTTGTTAGTTCTATATTGGTGGAGAATAATTTTGTGGTTATGAATATCCCGTCTTATGTTAATTTCTATAATGTGCAAGACGCTCAAAAAAATCCTAAACCAAGATTGGACAGTACTTCAGATTTTGCTAATAATTTATTTGGTACATTTATGAATGTTGATTACCGTGATTCGACCGCTAAAATGGTTTGTTTTTATGGTGGTAAAGTGAGTGAAATTGTTGATATTAAAGATAATGTTGATTTTAGATTTAGAGATGATGCGTTTGAGATAACTAAAGCTGCGAGTAATCCACTCGCGGAAAATCAGATAGGTAAAAAAGATTGGGATAAATCAAATAAGGTATGTGGATTCAATGTCGATATTGGACCACAGAATCAATCTATATTTTATGGATTTAATGTAAATCAGGGTAATAGTCAGAGTACCGCGGAGGCTTTAACTGTAATAAATCAAATGGCCAATCAAGGTGGTAATAGGGCGGTTTCAACTCAAAACATATCTTTATATAATTTATATAAAAATAGAAGTTACACATGTACTGTTAGTATGATGGGTAATGCTATGATACAACCTACAATGTATTTTAATTTAAGACACGTACCTATGTTTAGCGGACCTTATATGATTACTAAAGTAACCCATACCATTAATCCTGGTAGTTTTGAAACAATACTTGAAGGTGTTAGACAACCAACTGCATCTTTACCTAAAATAGATAATTACTTACAAATCCTTAAAACTAATTTACTAAATTCGGTAATTGAGGAAAGTAATAGACAAAAGGAGGCGGTTAATAAAGAACAAACACAAACAGAAAATGTTATTTCACAACAACAACAAAGTACGTCTAATGCAACAACTACACCTGCCAATTCAGCTTCTGCAAATCAATCATGTAGTGCAAACACAGTCTATTCAACGTTTACTAAACAAGATGTTGCTAAAGTTACACTAACAACAAATGAAATGGTTACAAAAGTTAGGGATATTATTGCTTCTACTAATATTGTTGATAAAGACCAAATAAATTTAGCAAGTGCGGTATTCTCATCGATTTATCTGACCTCATGGAATGGTTCTGGATTCCAATCAAATAATAACAATTTTATAGGTATTGATATACAAGAAAATTGGGGCCCGAGTACTTATTTTAATAGTAAATTTTACTGTTCTTCAGATAATAAACCTTACCCTTCCTTTAATACGGTAGATGACAGTATTAAATTTTTAGTTGAAAGATGGAAACAAAGGGTTATAAATTTACCTATTTCCGCTGGCGAGAAAGACATTACCAAGTTTTGGATATTAAATTTTGCGGCTAACACCTCGGGTAGAGAAAGTATTTATAATTCATATCCAGCAACTGATTTAACTAATATTGAAACCAAAGTCGCTAATGCGATAACTTTATATAAAGGTGCGATAGGACAATTAAATCCGGCAACTCAATCCCCACCACCTCAAATACTTAGTGTAGTTAGAAGGGCGGTAGGTGAAGCCGGATGGGATATTACCGTTAATGACCCGACAGGTGGTAGATGGAATATATATCTTGTTGAATATAAAATTACCGCACCTGCGGCATGCGCTTTCGGGCCTACTGAAACATACCAAAGAATATATAGTATATCTCAGAATGGTCAATCGGTATTTGTCTCATTGGAGGAAATACAAATAGATTCTGATTGTGACGAAACTGTACAAACAATTAAAGTTAATGTATATTTAACCCCTACTTTATCAGATGGAAGCCCCGACCCAAATAAATCAGCAACAATACAAAGGTTAACTCTATAATTTCGAAAATTAAAGATATTTATAAATAAAAATATTATGAGTACTAAAGAAACATTAGATAGATATTTGGGTAAAAATACTCGTATCACAGAAAAAGAAACCGGTAATGGTTATAAAGAAGTATGTGACTTAGATACTGGTGAATGCTACACTCTGAGAATGAAAGATGGTTTGATTGAGAGAGTGGACAATACAATGAAACAAAATAAAAAGATTCAGGTCGAAACAATGACCGGAGTTAAACAACTTTTAAACGGTTAATAACATGACAATCGACAATAAGATTCTTGAAGAACTAAAAAGATATAACAATATCAATAGATATATAACGGAACAAGAAGTTCCGCCTGCGGAAGACCCGGCGGCCGCGTTACCCCCACCACCTGATGCGGGAGCGGCATTACCTCCACCTCCAGGGGCTCCGGTACCTGACGCAGGTGCTGCGCCACCTCCAGCACCACCGGCGGCGGGAGCTGAACCACAACCTGTGGATGTTGAGGCGGACCCTGACGTTGAAAAGGTTGGTGGAGATAAAGAAAAAGGTGATAAGAAAGAATTAGAAATTACTGACCTTGTTAAGTCACAACAAAACGTTGAGAAAAAACAGGAGGAGTATTTTGATAACTTATTTAAACACCTCGAAGATTTAGAATCAAAACTTGGTAATATGGATTCAATTGTTAGTAAGTTGAATGACCTTGAAGCCAAAGTTGAAAAATATAGACCAAAAACTCCTGAAGAAAAATTGGAGTTAAGAAGTCTAGATTCAGGACCCTTCAACCAAAAACTATCTGAATTTTTTGAGGACAAACAAGGAGACCTTGAAAAAGCGGGTAAGAATGAGTATGTTTTAACTTCGGATGAGGTTGAAGGATTTTCACCAAACGAAATCAAAAAAAGTTTTAGAAACTTTGATGATGAAAATGAGGATGATATACAAGATTTCAAAGAAATTAGATAATAAAAAGGGACTTCGGTCCCTTTTACATTTGACTACACTACGGCTGACACTTATATTTAGTAAACAATTTAAATTTATATATTATGGCGACAAACAATTCTCTAGATGCTGTACTTGCACAGTATGAAAAAGCAAGTCAAGGTGGTTCATCTAACACCTCAAAAATGTCTCAAGATGAAAGAATGAAAAAGTATTTCGCGGCAATCCTTAAAGACAGCGAAAAACAAGGTCAGAAAAGACTTCGTATTCTACCTACAAAAGACGGAAGCTCACCATTCAAAGAAGTATGGTATCATGAGGTACAAGTCGATGGCAAGTGGAATAAAATCTATGACCCAGGAAAAAATGATAATGAACGTTCACCACTTACCGAAGTTTATGAAGAACTCATGTCAACAGGTAAAGAGGCGGACAAAGAACTTGCTAAACAATATAAGCCACGTAAGTTTTATATTGTAAAAGTTATTGACCGTGATAACGAACAAGACGGTGTGAAATTCTGGCGTTTCAAGCACAACTACAAGAACGAAGGTATTCTTGATAAGATTATCCCGATTTGGAGAGCTAAAGGTGACATCACTGACCCTGATAAAGGTCGTGACATAATTCTTGAAATGACCAAAGCTAAAACACCAAAAGGTGCGACTTACACGGTAATTCAAACAATCATGTATGATGACCCAAGTCCTGTTCATGAAGACAAGGCGATTGGTGACTCATGGGTTAAAGATGAGTTGAGTTGGGCTGATGTTTATTCTAAAAAGCCAGTTGATTATTTGGAGGCTATCTCTCGTGGCGAAACTCCACGTTGGGACTCGGATGCTGGTAAATATGTTTATGGTAATTCAGTTGAAGAAACAACATCTATGGGTGGGGCAAAATATACTGACCCACAGTCAGAAGATGAACCTGATGGTGATTTACCATTCTAATAAAATAATCGGCGTGGGTATTTCGGTACCCACGCTTTTTTCTAATTTATTAAATTTTTTTTATGAAAATTGCGGAAAGTATGTACAAGGCTCTCATGAAAAGATATGAGGCCGAAATTGCGGAGGCGGAAGCCACGCTCTTGATTTATTTTAATAATCCTGTTGGAATTGGGGAACACCCCCAACACTTGGAGGAAATGGACAAAATGTTGGAAAAATATGCCAACGCGAAAGACAAATTGGAAATAATTCAAGCTTTAATCAAAATCGAACCAAATGGCAATTAAGAAAAAAGAAATGGGTTTGGACTCAATCAAGTCTAAATTCTCGACTTCAGCCAAATATAAACCACAACGGTATTTTGACTTGGGTCCTGAATTTTTGGATGCGGTTGGAATTCCTGGGCCTGCTATGGGACATATCAATATGTTCTTGGGTCACTCTGATACGGGTAAAACAACGGCTCTTGTAAAAGCGGCAGTTGACGCTCAAAAGAAAGGAATTCTTCCTGTGTTTATTATTACAGAACAGAAGTGGTCATTTGAACACGCCCGAATTATGGGATTCCAGTGTGAAGAAGTTGTGGATGAATCAACAGGAGAGATTGATTGGGATGGATTTTATTTGTTCAATAATAACTTTGATTACATCGAACAAATAACTGAATATATTAATTCTTTGTTGGACGCTCAAGAAAAAGGTGAGTTGGATTACAGTCTTCTTTTCCTTTGGGATTCAGTTGGTTCTGTTCCTTGTAAAATGACCTTTGAAGGTAAGGGCGGAAAACAACACAACGCTTCGGTACTTGCTGATAAGATTGGTATGGGTATCAACCAACGTATTTCAGGTAGTCGTAAAGCTGACTCAAAGTTTGAAAATACTTTGGTTATTGTTAATCAACCTTGGGTTGAATTACCTGATAATCCTTTTGGTCAACCAAAGATTAAGGCAAAAGGTGGTGAAGCAATTTGGTTAAACTCATCTTTGGTATTCTTGTTCGGAAATCAAAAAGGTGCTGGTACGACAAAGATTACTGCCACAAAAGACAAAAGAACTGTTAAATTTGCCGTTCGCACCAAGATATCAGTACTCAAGAACCACATCAATGGTTTGGGGTATGAGGATGGTAAAATTATTGTAACACCTCATGGTTTCATGGCGGGTAAAGAACCGGCGGAAGAAAAGGCGTCGATTGAAAGTTACAAAAAAGACCATGCAGAATATTGGAAAGATATTTTGGGTGTATCTGATTTGGATTTTGATTTGAAAGAAGAAGTAGAACCTTAATAAACTACAAGTTGACCAAAACATTATTAATTGACGGAAACAATCTATTAAAGATAGGATTTCATGGTGTGAAAGATTTCTTTCACGAAAACAGACACGTCGGGGGTATTTGGCATTTTCTGAATACCACCCGACGTTTTATTGAAGAAGAAAACTTCGATAAGGTTGTTGTGTTTTGGGATGGGGAAGGGAGCTCATTGGCTCGTAAAATCATTTACCCCCAATACAAGGAGAACAGAAAACCTGGTCAGGATTTTAAAGAAGACTCATTTTACGAACAAAAACATAGAGTAAAACAATATCTCGAGGAGATGTTTATTCGTCAGGTTGATATTAATAACAATGAGGCGGATGACCTAATTGCTTATTA